ACTTACTGAAATTAGCTAAAAAGGGTGAGCTACCGCGCAGCAATCCAACAATCAAAGAGTATATGCAACGATTGAAAACTTTTAGTATAGAAATAGTTGATGGTGAGCTACGGCTTACTAAAGCGTTAGATAACACAGTAAGCGCAGACGAACAAGTTACGTTTTATAAGCGTTTAACGCAATACATAAACCAGATTGATGAGGATGTCGCAAAACAATTAGAACAAATAGGCGTTACTCCAGAAGCACTGGCACGATATAAATTGGGCGGGCACTACAATCCAGCTATAGATGAGCCGTTTGTTAGTATATATGACGAGGCATTCAATACTGCCCGTAAATTACTAGACGCAAATGCGGACGCCGAGGAAGTAGCTGAAGCCCTCAAGCTCTCTCGTAAATCGAAACTACAGGGAGCAGCAGACGAAAATGTAAAAACAGTAGCACCAGACATACCTGTTGATGAAGCCCGGCTAACAGAATTGATGGAAGAGGGCTATACAAGAGAAGGAGCTGAAACACAAGTAAAGGCTGAAGCAAAAGGCGTACCCCGTTTCGACAAGATAGCCGATATGACTGATGACGAAATCCGTGCGGAAATAGGGCATTTGGCATCACGCGTTCAAGCTGTAGACCCAAACAACAAGGAATTTGCATATATTTTCAACCGTATATCGGTTCTAGAGGACGCCAATAAAGCTAGAGATGGGACTGAGCTTTCTCAGGTAGGTCGCGGTGGTAGAAGTATCATTGACTGGAGCGATGACTCCGCATTGCGGTCTATAGTTGTTACACGCGAGACACTAAAAAAGCAGTTACGTGAAGCATATCCATCACGCATCAGACTTGACGGCGCAACATCAGACGAAGAAATTGAGATTATGTTGAAGCTGATTGATAATGCAGCTGAAACAGCTGTCCGGCGCGGCGAGGTCAGTAATGTCGACGAATACTATAAGCGTATGTATTTGGGGGTCAGAACAGGGCGGTACGGTACTGTTATAAGTGATGCTAATCATCTTGCCCAAGCTGGTATGCCAGATAACTGGTACTACTCACGGCTAGAAAAAGCCTTAATGGGCGAACAGACGAGTAAAGTAAATCCGCAAGCATGGCTGAATCGCATCCGGAAGCACAAGGGTGTAACTGACGAAGAAATGCAATGGACGGGTTTAGTTACTTTTGATGAAAAGAAAAAACTTAACGGGGGTTTTCTCAAAGAGATGGCGGAAGTAAGAGCACCTGCCGATGTATGGGTGCTTACTCGTCAGGACGGCGCATTGTACGAAGGCAGTCAGGGGGGACGAATTGCAGAGTTACTTATACCCTCACCTGATAAGCCACTCACACTCAAAAACATAGCCTTATATTACAGCGAAGATGAAGTAATAGAAGCAGCTGCAAAACTATACGGCACGCTGGAGTTTGATAAACTTCCGTATCGTATGGTTAAGAAAGGTAAGTTGCTCTATCCAGAAGGTAAAGTACCACGCCCCTTAATCAGCGAATACCTTAGTAACAATCGTTTAGTTATTGAGGAGGTTACGCCGACAAAGGCGCTGGAAACCCCAGCTTGGACCATCGTAAATGATGGTTCACTGATTACCGGCGATGCAACCTTGTCCAATGAAACAAAAACTGTGTTGAAGAGCTTGGCGCCGGACTTATATGACGACCTCAGAAGAGGTGACGATTATTTGAATACAGAAGGTTTTCTAGAGTTACATGAATCTGCCGACAATTATGGCTTTTATAAGCTCACTCGTTATTCAGGCGAACAAAAAATATGGCAGTGGGTTGACGATGTTATCGAAGAAGTACGGCTATATGATGACGGGGATGAAATCGTACGGATGACCCAAGCAGATTGGCTAAATGATGTTCCTTACTCAAAAGAAGCTATACCTTCCACAACTGCATCCGATTGGAAACTAGCCTTTGATAATGCAATAGAGAAAGATGCCATTAAATACCTTGACGACCTAGGAATAAAAGGAGATTCAACATTAAAATATGCTGACCTACGGGTAGGAAACTCATACGCTAGTGACAATTATCGCGAGTTTTTATTGACTTTACCAGTAAACAAATATGCCAAGGAAGGTGAAGTGTTTCATTCTGCGCATTGGAGTAAAGCCTTTGACCTTACTTCCGAAGATAACATAATCGCACACTATCGCGTTACTGACCGCGTCATAGATGGAAAGCGAACTTTATTTGTAGAAGAAATACAAAGCGATTGGTTTCAAGGTACTATAGTAAAAGATAAGGCGAGCCTTGTTGCAGCAGAACACGAACTACAAGGTTTATTAAAACAACAGCAGCAAGCACGCGCGAATGACCCAGTATTCCAAGCATTCAACGAGCTTTATGTAAAAGCGAATGGTTTATTACCAGCAGACAAGAAAGTAATGGAGACAAGACAGAACTTAACTTTAGTAAGTATGTTTCTCAAAGCTGAGTGGGTGCAGGATTATATAAACATGACTCCTCAGCACGCACAATTGGCGTTAACAAGGTTAGCCGATGAACCAGCAATGCAGGCGCTATCAAGTGACCCACTGGGTAAACGCTGGTTAAAGTTTTTTGGACAAGGTGATTTAGCATCTATTAATATCCAGAAATCTTGGTTATCAAGCGAAGAACAAGCAAAAGCCATAGACCTTGGCGAGGACTCCATTAATGCTGTGTTCACACGAGAGTTTCCGGGCTTAACATCAACCCAAATAAACTCTCGTATAAGAGCGGAGTACGAAGATTTACTAGGCTATGAATACTCCCGATACACTAAAGGTGACCAATTACTCGAGGTTTTCGACAGGGATGGTGAGTTACGAGGTATTCCGCATAAGGTTATTGATGGCAAAGCTACGGTTCAGTTGGACGAGGCTTTAAACTTTCTTTCAGAATCGGTGATAGAGAAACTTAATAGGAGAAGTGACGAACTCCTTACACCCAACAATCGACCTTACAAGCTGGCAATCGCCCAGCAAGAACAAGTAGTTTATAACCTAACAAACGGTGTGCCCAAAGCGCCAGTATCAGATTTCTGGCACGAAATTGTTGTGAAAAGAATACTGCGCCAAGCCGCAGAGGACAATTACGATGCCATTGCTTTTACTTCAGCCCGACAACAGGCGGAGCAATACCCCTTTCCAGCTTTGAAGAATATGCACGAAATCAAGAAGATTGCTTGGAACCCTAAGAATAATCGTTTTGACGTGTTCGGGACAGGTTATCTGAATCCTCAAGAAGCTACGGATTCTGGTGCGGCAGTCAAATGGGGACGGCAGCAGCGCTTTAGGTGGGATAAAGACCATACCAATCTAGCAGACCACCTAGAAATTAAAGAGGAAGACTTATACAAGTGGATTGGAAAAAAACACGCAAAGCAACTGTTAGATTCACCAAAACAAACTAGCGGTGAGAAAGCGGGCTGGCATGTATGGGAACAACCCACGATAAGCGTAGAGGATGCTATCGAAAAATACAGGAATGAGCCTGAGATTCTACGGAGAGCCTTTGGTATTGAGACTGACCTCGACAACATAAATCCGCGAACCTTACTCAAAGATTCTCTAGAAGAAAGAATCGCTCAACTTGATAATGTACACGGTCATCGGAAACATAAAACGTTTATGGGGACAAACGATTTACAGGCTTTAATCCCAGACCCGGGTGAGGCTGTAGAAGTTATGAGCAGTGGGTTTACGCAGTTTTATGACGAACAATTGCCGGTGTTCTTGAATAGATTTATTAACGACATGGGGTGGAAGAACACCAAGCTAGAGCAAGACATACAATTAAAACATTTTACTTTAGGCGTAGTAAACGACAAACAGTCACACCTCTATGGACCTATGCACTACATGGACCTTACAGACGATGTGAAAGCCAGCGTAATGGAAGGTCTGCCATTGAGGCAGGCACATAAGGGTGCTTTGAAATTTGGGTTTGACGAACGAGCGTCCATCAGGTTGTTTGAAGCAGCTGACTTCTCCACCTTAGTGCATGAGTTTGCCGGACATCCTTTCTTACGGCAGATATTACGTGACAATCCGGCTGATTACAAGATTGCTGAAGATTGGATGAACTCAGAAGCCCGGCGTCTAAACCAACTAAAAGCCGCCGGTGAACTTAGTGAAGAGCAAATCGCTTCGTTCTTTATTGACGCAATGGGTAATGAAATTGATGAAATCAAGGTGGTGGTAGGTGGTGACCTCACATTCAGTGCTGAGGAAATATTCGCCCGTGGTTTCGAGCGGTACTTGCTGGATGGTGAGGCACCTGTCCCTGCTTTGAAATATTTGTTCCAGAGGATAAAAGAATACCTACTAGAAATCTATAAGGTAATTACAGGCTCACCGCTAGACTTAGAACTAAGTGACGATATACGCGGCGTGTTCAACAGAATACTAAATGACCCACGCGGGCTTGAGTTGGAGGCGAGCCGCATCATACCGGGTCGACCCATTATTGCTTATCACGGTTCTACAACTGCAGCTCTGCAAAAAACTGGACTGAAACAGACTGGAGGAACATATCTTGGCTTCCATGTTGGGACTGAAGCCGCTGCTAGTGGAAGAGCTGCTCTACGAACTTTGAGTTCTGACCCCGGTTATTTATATAAAGTAGAAATAACACCTCAGAAACCATATTTGCCTGATGGTAGAATACTGGACGAAAGATACGACTCGCATTTTTTCAAAACACTAGATACTCTTGGTAGAGGCAATGCAGATTCAATATATGCTCCGCCAGGAATGAAAGCAGGCGAGCGAGGGTTGCTTAATTGGCAGGAACTCAAAGAACAAGGCTACGATGTAATTCCCTACATAAATTCAGTTGAGGACGCCGGTACAGTATCGTACCTTGTAATAGACCCTGAAGCTGCTCTAAAGACTGGGACTGTGAAGTGGCTTGATGAACCATATGCGGGTAGCACTAGTTACTCTTCCTTACGTGGAAATGTACAGTTATCAATTGATGCTAATGACCGTGGCATCAAAGCTGTCAATGCTTATCGAGACGGACTGGGACAAGGACCAGTGCTTTTACCAGACACATTTACGCTAAATGATTTTGCCGCAAAAACAAAAGAGCCGTTTTCATACCAAGACAAAGCAATTGAAATCAAGTTTATACATGGTGATAATACTTTTCATAAAGGGCAATTTGTTCATGCTACTCTTATGCACGCAGGCGATGCGTATCGAGGTATAGCTGGTAACGGTAAAGTGGGTGTGGTAGATAGACCTTATGTAAATCAAAAACTCACGCAGATTATTAAAAACTTAAGGGGTGAAGATTTTGGGTCTGAATATCAGAAAGCACTAGGCAGTGTTAGTGGCACAAAAGAAAGACCAGTAACAGAATTTTTTGAGATGTATATAGAGGCATGGAATAAAGCGCCGATTGAATCACCTTGGATGGCAATGGCGCGGGATTTGAATATAGCTCTAGCGCGAAACAACCAAGAAGAAGCGTTGCGTCTGGCAGAAACTTTACAATCAGAAATGGATGCTGTAGTTGCAGGAAAGTATAGGCGACTTTTATTTACTGGAGATGATTATCTAGACAGTAAAATGGCAAAGGCGGCAGGCTACGAAAGCCATGAAGCATTACAAAAAGCTGCAGCTGATTTGCTAGATGATGCTCCTCTGACTGACTCAAGCGAGATAGTCAAGGTGGCATATGACCATCTTATAGAACAGGTCAACCGGCAGTACGAGAGCTTAGACGTACAGGTACAGGCGTTATTTGATGACGGCAGACCTTATGTTAAAGCAAATAACCTACGCATTGACGTTGTTGACAGTGACCGCTTATTGATACAGCCAACCAAGCAAATGCTGGAAGCAGATGGTGTGTATTTGCGTAAGTCACATCCATTACACGCTCCATCTATATACGAGGTACCGGCTGTTATACGGGATGAAGCGGGTGAAATAGTACCCATGCTGGACGAAGCTGGCGAACAGGTAATGTACCGTATGCTTGAGAACGATGTGTTACAGGCAACCCACGACTACATAGCTTACTTTGCTTTCAAAAATGATTTCGATATGTTAGGTGATGTAGCGGCATGGCAGGCACATGCCAGAACCATTGATGACCCACTGGCACGCTGGGCGCTCACTAACGAAACATTTGTGAAAAGAGCATCATCAGAATTAATACCAAGTGATACACCGCAACCGTCAACTATGGCAAGATTAATACCAAGTAATACAGTGCAACCGTCAACTAAAGCACCGTTTGAAGCGCAAGAAGAATTTATTGAAATGTTTTTGAAGGATGAACAACACAAAGCACAACAGATACCCGGCGACCAGAAAGGTGATGTGTGGTTTAGCTTGGTTCATGCTGGTGATGTTTTTAGAGAGATAGTTGAAGTAGAAGCACGCGAATTTGCCACCTACGACGAGCTTGGTATGTACGCAGACGACAAACTAAAGCGAGCTGTGAGATTACTTAACGAAACAACAAAAGAAGGTACATGGAAAACCAAGCATGATGATGTAGTAGCGGACAATGGAGACGCCATAGATAGGGTAGTAAAAGCATGGCGCGATATACCGGTAGAAACTGACTTGCAGCAGCTTGCCAAAAACATGAACATTGCAATGGCAGAGGGTCGAGCGGATGACGCTTTAGCTTACGCAGACGAGTTACAAGTGTTTATAGACACAGCTTTCGATAATCAGGCTCTCATAGACCAAAGAGTGTTTGAACCAAAGGTATTCTTACCACCTTTGAATATGGTACTTACTGGTGATAGTGTTGTAGATGAGTCTGTGCGGGAATTGATGAAGCAATTGGAAGGCTTTGTAGATGTACCTTCGCATCAAGGCAGAGTTGTCGTTGCCGCAAGACCCACCCGTAAGACTGTTGATTTACCGTGGAAAATGAAGGCGCGTGGTGAAGGCGACTTCTATATCAAACGGGTAGGTAACAATGCCGGTAAGGTGTCCCGTACTAGAGAAGGACCTAGCGATATAGCTTTTATAGTCAATCCAGAAGAGTTAGATTCTGGTTACGCATACTATATGGTACAGTTCCTTGAGTCACAAATCAACGCCTACAAGCGGGGTACGGCACAACAGGCTATAACACAGGAACATGTAGACCGTGTACTAGTAGACCATCTATACAAACAAGTGTCTGGAGAAGATATTGTCAAGCAGTTATCTGCTGACATAAGTGACAGATACGCCGAAGGCGTTGAGTGGACTACTGCCGCATTAAGTGGTGTGGACTACACTCCCCAGATGTTAGAGGCTCTCCGTAAAGCTAACCAGTTTAGATTACGAGATATTAGCGTAGCCAATCTACGGGCTACCGGTTGGGATGAAATCTTACCCGCAGAAGGACCTTTCAATTACCATACTGCGCTACTGGATTCCATCAACGGAGATACCGGTATGAACTATACGCTGGACAGCTTTATTCCTTACGATGATATTAAAAACGCCTTATCGAAACGTGGCTATCGTACTGACAGTGGTGTTGAGCTGGCGCAAAAACCGAGTTCTAACTGGGGCGATTTACCTCCTAATAGTATGCGAAGCCAACATACAAAAGGTCTTGAGTTTGACCGCCACATTTTGGGTGAAGCCTACCGGATGTGGGTAGACGAGTTGATTGAACATCTAAAGGGAAGCGGTTATATGGAGTTAGAAAACTCTGCTGAATTAGAACAATGGGCTAGGAGAGCTAAGATGCTCAAGGCTTATTTGAATGATTTAGCTATGTTTGGTAGGGATAAAGGCGAAGGCATACCGCAAACCTTGATTGACGAGTTTGGTGCAGATTCACCAATCATAAAACAATTAGAAAAGGAACATTTACGCGGAGCTGTAGGTATCACTAATGATGCCATGATTGATTACAGTCGGGACACTAACCTAGACCAAGCTATGAAACAGGTAGTTCCATTCTGGAAGTTCCCATCAAGGTCTATACCGTGGTGGATACAGACTGTAGCGACCAATCCACGTATATTGACTATCTACAATAGAATCCAAGACCTGTCTGAGCGGATACAAGTGCAGGCTGGAGCGACACGTAATGCTGGCGGACCACTGCCTAGACTACGTGGACATTTCAAGTTGGGCGATACGGATTGGTACTTAGACCCATTTAATGCGCTGTCATTTACTGATGTCATGCCGCAACGAGGTCCTAGCTATGATGACGAAAATACCATTGACCCCGATGCACCTATAATGAATCGGGTTGTAAACTACCTGTATGCAAACGGTCCCAAAGCAGGATTATATCTGGCGCCGTGGGTAGATATACCTATACGTAAATTTACTAATTACATTGACGAGAATCAATATCCAGAGCGGTCATTGTTCGGACAGCTTGACCTGATACCGCCGTGGACACAACGGTACATTATTAGTCGGTCGGAGGAAGCTCTTAACTGGAACGAAAACGACTACCTGACACCGCAAGTGCCGTGGCGCGGATACCTTATAGCGCGGGAATTACTATCTATTACTGCGACATCTATCGCAGCCACAGCAGATGGCGAGGAAAAAGTACGTTTGGCACGTGAAGCTGAGACAGCTTTAGGTGCGCAGGAAGGTGCGTTATACGAGCAAGCCCGTGCCAATGTTGAAAAAAGCGAGTACGCATCACGCCTATTTGGATACTTGACCGGTGCTTACGCTAAGAAATTTGGTGCAGGCGAGCGGGAACTTTTCAAGCTCAGGGATGAAGCTAATCGACTGGCGCGAAAGATTGCTGATGATTCTAAATACGAGGAAGTATATAAGACATGGCGGTATGAAACAGGCGAAGGCGTTCTGCGCGGTTTGTATGGAACCATATCGTGGGTACGGGACGAGGATGACCAGCCCGTATATGGCAAACGTTGGTGGGAAGAAGTTAGTTCTGATATAACCACATCACAACAAAAGACAGCTTATCTAGCTGAAAAGAACCGCTTACAAGCCAATCTACAGGCAGGGCTGAAAGAGCTTCCGGTAGGTGATTCGCAGGGAGCTGCTGAACTAGCCACTGCATATTACGAAGCTAACGATGTCTTGTTAGAAAAATACCCAGAGGCTCGTTTTAAGTGGTCACCGTACTATAGGTCAGATGAGAGTATCAAAGAACATATTATTAGTTTATTCATGCGTTACTTGGGTGAGTTGAGACCACGTTACGATAAGACTGAAGAGACTTTTGACGAATACAAAGTACGATTAGATAACTGGTATGATGTGATAATACCTGCTAGTGCGGCACCGGCTTTACAGCATGTCATCAAAGTCGGCGCGGAAGAAGATGTAGATATTGCAACAGCTATCGGCGATGGGTCTGTGTTGTTAGCAATGGCTAACCGTGAGTCGTATGATACTTGGGACTTAACTACAGACGGTGTATATGATGCACTCAATCGTGTGTGGCGTGACAATTTTTACAATAAGTATTGGGAACTAGTTGGTGCACGTAGCGGTTATATGCGTGACGTAGCTGAAGAAATATTTTATGAAGACCATGGCAAATCGCCGGACGTAGAAGAGATTATAGATTGGGCAATCCACCTATACGGTAACCAATTTGATACTCCTACTGCTACCTCTGCGGAAGTGCTACGAGCCGCTATAGAAGGACGCGATATTTATTCTATTGAACAAAAAATGACGCGTAATGACACACCGGAAGAGACGATGGCACGCGAGATTTGGGAGGTCATCGGATGGTTTGGACCTAACAAACAATCACTACGAGACGCATTGGGTGGTAATGACGATTGGTTAGACTTCTGGTATAAGACTGATGGTGACCCAACAGCCTTTGGAGACAACGAGGAGTTCCATGCTTTCTACGATATGATTATAGATGCCAAAATGATGGTTGGTGTAGACGAGCCGAGCATGGATAAAACCCGTGACTTTATGACAGCTGAAGGGCTAAACCAACAATTCCGGGGCTATGCTCGGTCAATTCTCGGTGATGACATATTTGATTTACAATCATACTATTATAGTTTGAGTCCTGACGAAAGGAGGGCATTTAGAGAATTATGAGTGCCGATGACTACGAAAAACTAAAAGCACTGTGGCGTATGAAAGATTTATACGCGGCAGACCACCCTATTTGGGCAGAACAATATAGAGACCCAGAGGTGGATGCGTTAGTGGACAAAAAAACAGGTGAGAGTATTTATCGGGATAGTATGTATCCAGACATTCCGGCGAGAGGATTCGAGTTCCCCGAACCATTTGGTACAGCATTAGGATTACGAAGTACAACCGAGTACGGTAAGGTTGACCCGTTACGGATAGGTAGAGTGACAGCACCACCTAAACCAACTTATCCTAAAGTAGAAGTAAATCCTTTAGCGATATTAGAATTGAAGTCTGGTAAACCCTCTAACAGGACTATGGCATACCTTGCAAGCGTATACCCACGTAGGCGCGAGTCTAATGTTTTAGACTTCAAACAGTGGGTAAAAGGGCTTACTGGTAGTGCATATGAGGCAGAAACTAATCCAAAATACACAGATGAAGCATTAAAATCAGCATTAAGCAAAAAATAGTTGCACTTGGTACAAAAAGACCTTAATATTAACCCAAATCATATAGCAGGAGGAAAACCGTGGATAATATAAATCCCATTCCCAGTGACGATGTAAGTCCTGACGCGGAGTCAGCACCCATCGTAGAGCAAGCCGAGGCGCAAGCCCCCGCTGCCAGCGAACCCGTAGCTTCTCCTACGGCAACGCCAGCACAGGAACCGGAACAAGCCGGTCTCCAACATCAACTTGGTACACTCCAGTCACAAATGGAGCGTATGCGTAGGTCTATGTCTGGACAGCAACGCAAGTTTGACGCCGAACGTAGTACATGGAGTCAACAGCGTGAAAAGTTTGAAGATAGATTACGCGAGCAGAAGATGGAAGGTATGAACGATGAGGAACGTCGCGACTTCCAAGCCGATTATTACCGTCAAAAGTACGAAGGTGTACAACAACAACTGCGACAGCAAAAGTACCGAGCAGATGTACAAGAAGCAGTAGGAGAGTGGCGCGAACACTTTCTGCGCATGGGCGTGCCTGCGGATGCACTGGACGCTAGTTCTATTGATAACATCCGTAACAGTGCTACCCACTGGATGTCTCGTCGAATAGGCGAAGCAAATAGTGTAGCACCACAGCAGCAAAGGGCAAATCCCCAAGCGGTCGTCACTACGACACCACAGGGGAGCAACCCGGGGCATACCCGTATGGCTGATATACCACTCGAGGAGTGGGAAGATATATTCAAACGGGTAGAAACAGGAGGGCTTAAGCCCGACCAGCTACCCCAATAAATACGAGGTAGAAAATGGCTACTGTAACATCAAGTTCGCTATCTAATAGCGTAAAAACTCAGTACCTTCGCCGCTTGCTCATCCGAGCCGTTCCACGGCTTGTGCATGGACGCTGGGCAGTGAAGGGCAACATCAATGGCTACGGGAGTGCCGAGTTCAGAAAATTCGCCGCTCTTTCCGCCAATACAACGGTACTAACAGAAGGCGTAACTCCTGAGAGTGAATCTGCATCTGTTAGTGTGGTTACCTTAAACCCATCTTATTACGGCGCTTACTTACAGCACACCGACCAGATTGATTACGAAAGCTATGACCCCATACTTTCAACTTTTTCAAGTATGCTCGGTGAACAGGCTGGCTTATCGGCAGACTCGCTTCAGCGTGATGCCTTGGCTGGCAATGTAACTACGAATTTCCCCAATGCTAGAACGGCTCGTACGCAAATTGCTGCGACTACCGACAACATTGATTATGCGGATTTCGTAAAAGCGTTGTCCACCTTAATGGCAGCTAATGCGTTGCCTGTAGATGGAGAGCAGTTTATTGTAATCATTCACCCACATACTTATGCAACACTCATGCAGGACGAAAAGTTCACCAATACCTTCTTCCACGCATCACCCCGTGATGATGGCAACCCAATGCGCACCGGCTTTATGGGTCGGTTCTTGAACTGCGACATTTACATATCTTCAAACGCAAAAGAATACGAAGATGGTGGCGCAAGTTCCGCAGACGTATACGGTGCTTTCTTCATTGGACGTGAGGCTTACGGTCAAGTTGGTATCGGTAACATCGACCCACGCGACGTAGATGCTGCTGGACCTGAAGGCAAACCTTTGACTGGCGACCAAGGCATCAAGCCTGTCGACATCATCGTGAAACCGCTTGGTTCCGGTGGTTCAGAAGACCCACTCAATCAGCGTGCAACCGTCGCTTGGAAGATGGCGTTTGCCTCTAGTGTTCTCAATTCTGCTTTTGCAGTTGAACTAGAACATGCGAATGAGTTCAGTTAGGAGGAATTAGGAAATGAGTTATAACAAATCTGGAAGATGGGCATCCTTAGTAATGACTGTCGATGGCACACTAGCAACAGGCGATAGCCAAGCTAGTGTAAAGATGCCATTCGATGGTTATATCGAAAGCGTACAAATGTGCGTCAAGAGTTTAGGTTCAGGCTCTGCAGCTACAGAAGTAATGTTGGCGAACGGCGCTAATAACTTATGGGCTGCAAATACCCTTCAGCAGGCACACGATGCCACTGATGGCGCAACCTCAGTTATTGGAAGAAGTTCTTTTAATAGTTCGGGTACAGCATTGTTTTCTGAAGGCGACCAAATCGACTTAGACATTGACGAGGTCGCAGGTACAGCAGGAACAGGACCTTTAACCGTACACGTTATCGTTGTCGGTAACTAAAATGGGCGACCGCCCAGAATAATAGCAAAAAAACGGGCGACGTGGCTCATAGCCTGTCGCCCGTTTTTTGTTGAGGGAGTATAAGTTTATGAAGGCTAACCATAGAGCAGTCAAAGCTCTTGAAAGTGACGAGTTCTTGACTATGCCAGATACTGAAGCCCTTGATGTGGCTTTAGTGTTACAGCAAATTCTACAGGGTCAGGACTCTATACTTGACCGTATGAATAAGTACGACAAACATCAAGCGTCGTTGGCTGATAGCGTAACTAATCTCAGGCAACATCATGCCGAACAACAAGAGGCAGTAAGACGTTGGGAGAACGACCGTGCCAAATTGGTTGACGAATGGCGGGCAGTCGCTGATGCTGTACCAGCTGATGTGCGGGAAAAGGCACAAGCCACAGCTATGAATGATGTCAAAACGTCAATGCAGTACGCCAAAGCTGAAGCGGCTGCTAACAATATAAAATTCAAAGCGGCACTGGCAAACACTCCCACAGTAAAAGTGAAACGCACTGGCACAATAGTACAGACACCAAAAGGAATTGAAGTACAGCCAGAGATTGTTAGGCTTGGTCCGGCTACGTATATATTTCCACCCAACGAAGAAGTAGAAGTGCCTATACAAGTAAAGGAACAATTAGATAATCGCGACAAACAAAAAGCAGAATATGAAGCGCGTGCTGAAGTATTGAGTGCCGATAACATCAAACCTTACAACGAGGTAGAGCGTAGAATGCGCGAAATAGATACTGAATTTAGTACAGCGAGTGAAAGGCTGGCAGGATAATGGCAGAGCCTACCGTAACGCGCAGTGATTTAAGGCACGAATTATGTCGCAGGCTGGGAATGGAGTTCTTTCAGCGTGTTGGTACCAGTGGTACATCGACCGCCACCGGAAGTACCACCACGTTAGTCGACGCCACCCGCTTAAAGCAGGCAGATGATGTATGGAATGGCTCTTATTTATATTTGACATCAGCTGGTTCTATTCGTCTAATCAATGATTTCGCCAGTTCAAGTGGCACATTAACATGGTTACCTGCGCTTGGTAGTGCCTCGGGTAGCGGTACTACATATGAAATACACACAGGTTTTACGGCTGACCAGATACATGACGCTATAAACTCTGCTATTGAGGATGGATTCCCCGAGTTCTTCGAGGTAACTACTGACGAAACTACAGCTCTCACACAAGACACATTAGAATACACCTTGCCCGGCACGCCTTATTATGTGTTGTCTATGTGGCTTGAGTCAGTAAACGAGAAAGACAAAGGTACTGCGTCGGCAGGTGGTAACACCAGCTTAACAGATAGTACCAAAAGTTGGACAACTAATGCGTTTGCTAATATGCAGGTCGCTATATATCATGGTACTGGCAAAGGACAAAATCGTACCATTTCTAGCAATACTGGTACTGCATTGACTGTTAGCTCTGCGTGGGGTACCAACCCTGATAGCACATCTAAGTACGTTATTAAAAACATTACCGAAGAGGTGGCAGACTGGCACAGAATAGTAGCAGCTAGATTCGACCAGACCTTTTGGCCCGCCACCACATACCTGACTAGCCGCTATTCTGCTCATGCAGGACACTCGTTACGGGTAGTATATGTTGCTAAACCAGCTCGGCTAACAGCCGACAATGGTACTACTGTTGTACCAAGAGAATATATCATCCGTAAAGCACTGGCTTACTTACATGCCAGTCGTATAGGTGACAGCAGGGCAGACTCTGACCGCCATCGTTACTTACAACAGATGTATGAGAGCATGGCAGAGGTCTACAAATTACAGAATAAATTCAGGCTTCCTAAATCCACTATGTGGATTGAGCAGGAAACCGTTGTTGACACTCCACTGGAGTATCCCTTCTAATGGCAATAGTTGGTGTAGATTGCGATGTCGTCCTGAACGGCAAACCTTACCGCATAGACATCAGCTCGTGGACTCGCAGAGACGTAGTAGACTTTGCACCCCGCGGTGCTTCACCGGCAGGTGCGTCTATTGCTTTTTCCGAGCTAGGTTTGTACCAGACGCTATCACAAGTAGATTTTAGACACGGGTTTGGCTTCCAACGGTTTACCGATGGAACAGGTTACGAGCGTACTGCTGGTAATATAGACACACGCCAGTCTGACATGGCTATGCTAATGACTCAACCGGTAAGCTCTGAGACCGGTCAAAGCATCAAAGATGGTGGCATAAACTTTGGTGGTAGTTGGTATACATGGGGAAGCGAGTCTGGTAGTGGGGTGAGAAAATTCACACCCGGTAGTGCTGGTGCCGCTGGCTCATGGGCTAGTGTATATTCTGGCTCTGTCAATGCGCTATTCACTAACGGTACCAATATATTTGTATGCCCTACCTCAGCCAGAATACAATACTCTGCTTCAGGTGGCGCAAGCTCTTGGGCAAACGCAGGTATAGATGCCGCCGCTACTGACTTTGATAAGACTGCCATTCATGGACAATACCAATGGTTTACAGAACGTAATAAGCATTTTCTACACTACGCCGGTCAGGAAGACTTATCTGACCTAGAGGGTGGTGGTGCGGCTGACACCGGTGTTGTCAAAGTAGGACCGCCGGGCAAAGGTGTAAAAGCACTGACTAGTTTCTCTAATGCGTTGTATGCCGCAAGGGATGATGGGTTGTGGATTGTCAATAACGACGAGGGTTTCCTTGCCCGTAGGGTGCTGAACTTTTCCACCGAAGCACACAGCGACAACTTCAATAGTCTGGTTAATTGGATGGGAGCATTATGGTTCCCTATTAGACACCGTGTTTATCGCTGGACGGGTGCCACTTTATTAGATGTAAGCCCGCCCAGACTTACTGATACATTTCCGTTCACCCAGTATGGTAGCTTCAAGAACTTTACTGCGCGGGGCGGGTACCTTTATTGCACTGCTAGAACTAACGAAAGTACCTACACTGAGTCCATCTTGGCATATGATGGAGTAGGTTGGCACAAACTATTAGACCCAATCACTAATGGGGCAGGTACTATTTCTATGTTAGCTATAGATACAGATAATGATTTCCTGTGGTACAACATTGACGGTTCGTCTGATATTACGGCTTATATAGAACTACAATCGTTGTCAGAGTTACCGCACGCTAACTTTATTGCTACCGGTACCCACTCCTTATTCACCTCTGCACATACTATGGGGTTTGAACGGGTCACTAAATCTGCCCGTGAGATTATGGTTGAAACAAATAACTGCACAGCTGACCGTACTGTTATTGTGAAGTATGCGCTAGATGACGGAAGTTTTACAACACTAGGCACAGTAACTACCAGCCCCACACAGGTATTGCAGTTCTCTAACTCTGTAGAGTTCAAGAAAATACAATTACAATTTGACCTTGACACCGATAGTACGGCACAAAGCCCTGCACTCAAAGGTTATCATATGAAATACTTGATGCGACCGGACGTGGCTTACGGGTACTCATTTGATATATTAGCCGCTACAGATGGTACTTATGCTGGTCTGGCAAGCAATAAATCTGCTGGTGATATTATCAGTGAGATAGCTACAGCGAGAGCAAGCACAGCGCCAGTAGCTTTTACTACGTTACTGAACGAAAGCAAGAATGTATATGTCAGTAGCGTCTCAGAGGTGGCACGGTCACGTCAAGATGATGGTGATGTAGAGCATCGTATCCGTGTCAGTCTGGTGGAGGTGGGCTAGTGTGGCTAAAAAACCTGCTCTTATACCGTTCTATAAACCAAGTAAAACCATACTGCGGTATATCAAGAAGCGTAAACAACCAGAAGAAAGACCGTTACAACTGCGGCAATACAAGTTTGTTACACCGATTGATGTCCAAGATGATGATTTCATTTTGCATAGACGGGGACCACGCCGTGGGTTGGTGGGACCAGAGAATCCACAAGAACTACGGGCAGCGCAGGGTATCAATGGCACCTTACCTGAGCGTATATTCTATAAAGCACTGGTGGCAAGGAAGTTTGTGCCGGGCGGTGACTTCGATTTCCAAAGTTCGTTGCTGGGTGGTAGAGTGTTCTTGGGTGGTATGGTGGCAGACTATATATTCTTTACCCGTAATCTCATTGTACGTGTACAGGGTTGGCGTTGGCATCAAAGCCTTGAAGCAACTCGGCGGGATGATAACCAGCGTGATGTCATGGAACGTATGGGTTATACGGTACTGGATATTTCAGACACAATCATATTGGATGAATTATTATTGGAGAATTGGCTTAGAGCCAATATTGATACCTTCTCGGTACGCGGAGGTCCGTTTGCCTTCTCGTTGGGTATCGACCCACTGGAGTTGGAGTTAGATATGGCGACTGCCCGTGAATTATTAGACCAAATACATGTACTACAAGAGCGGATAGGCTCGCTAGAGGGCATGGTAAACTCTAACGGTACCCATCCCCATGTAGATTTAGGACCTATTAGTGCCAGTAAGATACTTGCGGGAGACCTCGCAGTTGAGCGGTACATTCAGTCTGATGGATTCACATCAGGCACCACTGGCTTCAAGATAGAAGGTAGTGGTGACGCTGAGTTTGGTAACATTACTGCTAGGGGTGAGTTACAAACTACAGGTGTGGTACAGGGTACCCAATCCGCATACGGTGGCGAGATGATTGTTGCCTCTGGTGTGGCTATCCTGATAGCTGATATAGCAGTTGGTGATGAGTCAATAGACGTAAAGACCAATGACCTACGTGCAGGCGACAACATACAATTTCAACCCACCGCAGCAAGGGTAGAATGGATGCGAGTGCGTGAAGCTGGCACAGCTATTACCGGTGGTTTTCGTTTTCCTGTAGATAGAGCTATCGCTGGAACTGCACAGGTATTTTCTAAAGGTGAGATTGGCGTAGCAAAAGGTAGGGCATTTCTTACCGGACAACGGTCAACTAACTGGGGCGAGTTTCGTGAAGGTGCTACTGCAACATGGGGTAATCTTGGAACAGGTTGGGGTACACACGGTATCAGCGGATATTTCAAAGACGCATTCCCTCGTATATCAAATACAGTTAGTGGTAGTCAGTCGTCACCTTTCCTCGGTGTAGACCAGCGAACCGGAACAGATGCTGATGGTGATTTGACTGGCTATGCTCGTCTTGGTTCTTTAGATGGTTTCTTAAGTTATTCAGGTAGTCCGGGACCACTTGACCACACATCAGGTTTTGCGGTAGGGTTAGCAAATAATTTTATGTCGTGGGACGCTACCAACGGATTGGTGATGTACAACAAGACGGCTGGAATACAGGTAGACAGTACAGGGTTTATTGCACAAGACGTTAGCGGTGGTAGTTCAGATTTTATCAGATTTAAGAATACCTCCGGCACACAAAAGGCACATGTACAACTAGCTACTGATGATAGTATATATATGTTTACTTTGCCGGGCGAGGGGCTGGGAATAGCCTCGTTGACTGGAAGTACCTACAAAAACTTTTTATTCCATAATCCTGCGGATAGTGACTTTGAGAATGCAATGTCTATAAATTTTTACGATGTAGATGCTTTTTCTTACAATGCCACTTCAGATTTAACTGCAAAGATATGGTCTGGTGCGGATAGCAGTGGCACTTATCAACCCGAAGATTTACATATCGGGGCTGAAGACGATATTGTATTTTATACAGACGTAGACGGTACACCTACTATCGTAGCAGGCATTACTGAGTCTGGGACATTTACTCACAAAAATTCAGCACTTGTAGATGGTGTGACAGCCCCCAGCACTGCGTCAGGCTGGGCGCAAATTTATGTTGATAGTGCGGATGGAGATTTGAAGGTAAAATTCGGTGACGGTACAGTGAAGACATTAGCTACGGATACATAACATGAAGATACCTAAGTATTTAGGAATGCAAGTCGCAATCAATGCCACACTAGTTGACGAAGATACAGTAAAAATGTTGATAGATATGCCTATATACAGTGAAGAAGGAGCATTCGTAGGCACATATAGAGAAGAATTTCAAACTAGCATGGATGTAGTAGAGACGCTAAAGGCTACACTAAAGAGTGGTAGACAGGACATACACAATAAAACAGGGCTAGAACTTAAGGAAATGCAGGTAGTCCAAGAAGGGCGAGCAAAAGAATTGGTAGAGGAGTAATATTATGGCAGAACCAACCGCATCAGGATACCCAGCAGCATTAGATACATCGGCTACGCTGGGCGCAGACTTTGTAAATGCCAAGACGTTTGCGCTCAACGCTGATATTAACAGTAGTGTTACCTCGGTAGTAGCTACCGCAACTATCTCTGGTTTTTCAGCTAATAACTGGATACTAATAGATAGCGAGATAATGTGGGTAGACTCAATCAGTAGTGCAACCTTTACTGTGGTACGTGCCAGAGGAGGCACGACAGCTGCTGCTCATACTGCCGGTGCTATTATTTATACCCCACCGGTCGCACAGTGGGCAAACTTAGTACGGGATGCCATTATAAAAACCCAGACAGAACTAGGCACTGACCCTGCTGGCTCAGTCACGGACGTAAAGACCAGACTAGCAGTAGCTTTGGAGAATGATGGTAATCTCAAGACCGTAGCAGTATCTAAAGGTGGTACTGGTGCTACCAGCTTGACTGATGGTGGTGTCCTATTAGGAAGCGGAACTAGTGCAGTAACTGCTATGGCTGTCTTGTCTGATGGCGAAATGATTGTCGGTGACGGCACGACTGACCCTGTAGCAGAGAGTGGTGCAACATTACGTACCAGTATTGGTGTCGGTTCTATCTCTACTCAGGCAGCAGATGCAGTAAATATTGACGGTGGTGCTATTGATGGAGTAACTATCGGTACTAACTCTGCGGTTACAGACCTACGAGTAGATAATTTGAAAGCAGATGGTAACACTATTAGTGTTACCAACAGTAATGGTGACCTTACGCTGACACCTAACGGCACAGGTTCGATAATAGTGAATGGTCCTTTACAGGTAGATGGCACCACTACTACCGTGAACAGCACCACACTAACAGTAGATGACCCACTTATAATGGTGGGTGGTGATTCAGCGCCCGGAAGTGATGATAACAAAGACCGTGGGGTTGCATTCCGTTGGCACAACGGTAGTGCAGCTAAGATAGGTTTCTTTGGGTACGATGATAGCGCATCCAAGCTGACGTTTATACCAGACGCTAGTATATCTAGCGAGGTCACATCTGGTTCAGCCGGTAATGTTATCTTCGGTAATATCGAAGGCACAATCACTACGGCTGCGCAGAACAGCATCACTTCGGCTAGTTCACTGGCTACTGTTGGTACGGTAGGTACCGGAGTATGGCAAGGCACTAGAGTAGCTGCGGCATATGGGGGTACGAATATTGATACCTCCAGCAGTACGGGTGTAGCGAGAGTAGATAGCGGTACTTGGTCAGTAGGTGACGCATCACTCACGGCTGATGTAAGTGGTACATTGCCAGTAGCTAACGGTGGTACTAATGCTACCTCTTTAGCTGACAAAGCTGTGCTTATTACGCAGGATAGTGGCACAGATACAGTAGCTGCAGTAGCAATGGATGCAAGTGGAGAGCTATTGATAGGTGGAACAAGTGGTCCTGCAGTAGGAACACTAACTGCCGGTAGTGGTATGACAATAACTAATGGAGATGGGAGCATATCATTAGCAGCTGACACATGTGGTAGCTGTGCAACAGCAGGTTTCAGCGTAGCTATGGCGATTGCGTTATAATGGGTATAACATTAGGTTTAGCGAGTGAAGAAGAGCGTGACCGTAGGCGTGGAATATGCGAAGCGTGTGACCGCTACGCAGTAACTGGCGGTATTAGTTGGTGTAGAGAATGCAGATGCGCCATCAAAACTAAAACATCAATGCAATGGAGCGACTGTCCACTAAAGAAGTGGAACAAGTGAGGACATTATGGCACAAGACTTTGAAAGAGCAGTAGCATCCGACAGTAGTGGCGATGTAGCCATAGGTGATACTGCCAGAACAATTATGACAAGCAATAGCGATGATGCAATCGTGGGTATTCGCTTGGCTAACATTCACGCATCAGCAGCTATTACGGCAGATGTATATATTACATCAAGTGCTTCAGGTGGTAGTGCTGACAGCTATATTATAAAGAATGCTAACATCCCCTACGGTTCTAGCTTAGAACTGATAGATGGTGGAGCTAAGATAATATTGCAAAGTGGTGATGTATTGAAAGCTGTATGTAACACAGCCAATAGTCTCAACGTGTGGGTATCTTACGTTGACGCAATCAGCACATAGGAGGACTAATGGGATATATAGGTAATGCACCCGGTCAAAAAGACATAGCTGCTTATACTAATATAGGGGCAGCTCCAGCAGAAACAGATGAGTTGCTTATCTCTGATGCTGGTGTATTGAAAGCTATCACTGTCGATAAACTTCTTGACCCTGCTGGCTATACCAATATTGGTGCGCAACCTGCTGGTAGTGACGAACTCTTATTGTCAGATGCAGGCGTACTGAAAGCAGTTACAGTTGACAATCTTATTGCAGGAGCAGGTGGAGGTCTTGGCGCAGCCAGCACGTGGAGATTGACTACGGACTTTGATGGTGCTGCTGACCCAATAGCTTCTAACTTAGAGGTAGATGATACCTACGGCAGTGGTAGTTTGGGTTCAGCTATGACTCAAAGTAGTGGAGTATTTACTTTTCCTTCTACTGGCTATTGGCTAGTGGAAGCAGTATGCCAATACTATTATACTTCTGGATTGCAGTGGCATATCATTATGATAAAAACCACGACAGATGGTGGTAGTAACTGGGATACCGCTACTGATGGTAAGCATGGTCAGGATGGTAGTTCTAATTATTTTGCACAGGCACAGTCGGCTAAGATACTGGATGTCACAAACACCAGTAATGTCAAAGTTAAATTTAGTGTTACACATCAAGACACCAATGCAACCACAAAAGGTTCTACTTCGCAGAATATAACTTACTTTAACTTTCTTAAGTTAGGAGACACATAATGCCATACATAGGCGGCGACCCCAATAGGTCAGCTTTACCTGTAGAAACTGCTGACATTCTAGATGACCAGATTACTTTAGCAAAGCTGGCTGGTGGTACAGATGGAAACATCATCTCGTTTGATGCCAGTGGTAATCCAGTAGCTATCGCTACTGGTAGTGATGGAGAAGTGCTTACTTCCGCAGGAGCAGGAGCACCCCCAGCATTTGAAGCAGCAGCAGGTGGTGGCATTACCCATGCCAGCCAATGGCGATTGACCACAAACTTTGATGGCGATGCTGCGCCAATAGCAAGCAACCTAGAACAAGTGGATGCGCCTTCAGATGGACCGTTTGGTACACTCGGTGCTAGTATGTCGGAGAGTAGTGGTATCTTTACATTTCCAGCGACTGGTTTTTGGTACGTGAACTTTTTAGTTACGTATTATTACGACAGTACCTCTACATATACCGATGCGCAGATATTTGGCACAAATGACAATTCATCTTACGGTACACTAACATATGGCAGAAGCGGTGTATATGGGGGTTCAGGACAACAATATGCGAATATTTTTACAGACTATGTGGTTGATTGTCAAAACACTACTACCCATAAGGTTAGGTTTCATGTCAAGACTCAGGACGATAATGCAACAGTCAAAGGCAACACAGGCTATAACTATACGAGCATGACATTTATTAGATTAGGAGATACATAATGGACGATTTAGGCAGACCAGACCACATTGAAGATGTATTAGTAAAGCTCCACAAAGGGCAATGGTTCGGCTGGTCAGACAGCAAAGATAAAGTGTATGAGAATATTGTTATCCATGATGACCAGTACAGTATACCAAGCGAAGCTAGTTTGGAGGCAGATTTAGTACAGGCTCAAGATGACTTTGACTGGCTGGAGGTGCGTAGGAAACGTAATGCACTACTAATAGATAGTGACGCATATCTAATGCCTGACTATCCTATGGAAGACAAATCAGATTGGGAAGCATACCGACAATCACTCAGAGATATACCACAAGATTTTGATAATGCTGACGATGTGGAGTTCCCAGAGGAGCCAGCCTGATGAGAAGCTACAAGAAGAAAGGTAAGAAGAAAAAGAAGTGAACAAGCCTGCTATAAGTATGCTGGACTACGGTTTAGTAGTCGCTATATTGGCTATGCTATTATGGTGTGTATATAGTATTGTACAAATACGTAGGCTAAGTTTAGTAGCTGAGTACAACGAACAGCACTTATGCTTCCTCACCGATGCAATGTTTGGACCGGTTGAACAAGGTCGTCAGGGAGAATTGTGCGATATGTTACGTGAAGATATACATGAGACATGGCAGGATTGGCGCAAAGCAGGCAACGAGTAAGCGAGAAATACGAGATAGTAGTAGGTTGTGATGTCTGTGGATACACTATGAAAGCAAATATGTGTAGATTGAATTGTCCAAATTGTGGCTTTCAAATGGACTGCAGTGATACTACCATTCACTTTCCAGAGGCAAAACAGGTCAAACGAAATGGAACAGATAACACTGACTAACGCAGCTCATAAACATATTACTAATATGTTATCCGACCGTAAAATACCCGACCACGGTCTACGTGTATTTGTATCGGGTGGTGGATGCTCTGGTATGCAGTATGGTATGAAAATCGAAGCTGACGAACGAGAGCTAGACACTGTATTCAATCACGATGGAGTCAAAGTTTTTATAGACCCAACTTCGATGATGTATATGGATGGCTCTGAGATTGATTATAAGGACACTTTAATGGGTGGTGGCTTTAGTATTGACAACCCACAAGCAGTAGCTAGCTGCGGATGTGGACATTCATTTCGTACCACAACAAGTACAGGATGTGGAAGCGCAGGATGTGGGGCTTAGGCTGTGCCTAAACTAGAGATAACCAATGAGACTATCAACTTCATTAAACAGTGGGAGGGCTTTGCGCCAACTGCTTATTGGGACTATCACCAATGGTCAATTGGATATGGCACTATCAGTTATGAAGGACAAACTATCACTCAGGAAGCAGCTCACAAAGCTTTGGGTAGCAATCTCCGTAAGTACGCAAAGAACCTCGAGGCAGCACTCGAAATTCAACCCACTCCAAACCAAACTACAGCACTATTATCTGCATCTTATAACCTTGGCGTTACAGGCATTAAAGACATTCTCCGTTTATATAACAAAGGCAAGATACGAAAAGCCGCAAAAGAGCTCCTACGGTATGACCATGCAGGGGGTAAGAAGTTATCTGCGCTCACCCGAAGGCGCAAGGCAGAGGCTAAGCTGCTTTCATCCAGAGCATCCAGCATTCATCCTATGGTGGCTATCATGAGCAGAGGTCAGCCTAGAACACAATATAAACGCACATACCATTTGTTATCACCAGATAGCTCGATAGATGATTTTGTCTCAGTTGCACGCGAGGCTTATGAGGAGCGAGGCACTATTGGTTTTTCCTATGACGATGCTGGTATTGGCGATTTAGCAGAACGGGTAGTAATACTACATGGCAACCATCCACCAGACATAGAGGATTGGTTTGAGGAGCATTATCAAGGAATTAAGGTAGTAAATGACACAATCGTAGCTCCCAAGCCACCTGAGCCTCCTACGGGGCAAACAAAGGCACTTGTGGGGCTTCATGGCAGTGCAGATGGGAGCTGGGGCAATCCTATATTGCCCGAAACAACAGAAATGATTAAAGAGGGCAAAATCGAAGCATACAAGGGTTTGTCAAACGAGAGTGCTGATACGGTAAAGGTACTCAAAGACATCAACCCTGATATGTTTATACTAATTAGATTGTTTGCTAAAGTAAATAAACACTTCCGTCGTCCACAACAGTTTGTCAACCTTATAGCAGAAGACGCACTGAAGTGGTACAAGGCGGGAGTTAGGCACTTTGAGGTACATAACGAGCCTAACTTAAAGATAGATGAGTCCGCCGAAGGGATGTGGGATGTCTGGAAAGACGGAGCAGAGTTTAGTTTATGGTTCTTATCGGTAGTAGCAAAGCTAAGACAGCTAATGCCAGATGCAAAGTTTGGTTATCCGGGCCTATCGCCGGGCTTCAGTATGGCTGGTGTGCGCTACGACCCTATCCGCTTTTTCAACGAAAGCTGGACAGCGGTGGACGAAGCGGACTTTATCTGCGCCCATTGTTATTGGGTGACAAGAGACCAGATTTATTCAGACGACCACGGGCAATGGTATAAGCGGTATCACAACAAGAACAAACCTATTATGATTACCGAGTTTTCTAACCCATCACCCGAGGTACCTAAGCACGAAAAAGGCTTGCAATATGTAGAGTATTATGCTAGTCTACATAATGTACATTCGGCGTATTCTTTTATAAGTACCTCCAGTAGTGGCTTCAAACACGAGACATGGCATGGCTCGGACATTGCAACATTAGTTGGACAGAGAAATGGACGTTAAAGTTGAGAGTATATTAGATAGAATACGTGACCACATTAAGGTACTTAATCACTCTAGCGAACGCATGGCTAGGACGTTAGACGGACTAGAGGATGAATTTAAGGAATTATCACAACGCATGGCATCAATGGAGGCACATTTAGCATGGTTAATGAAACTGATATGGATGGTAGTAGGTGGAATTGTGATGATTGTATTCAAAGTATTTTCGGAAGTCTAATCTCTACATAAATAAATGGTAGCTATACCTACATTAGAACAGTCTGTTTCGGCAGGCTGTTATTACACGCGTCTAGACTACACAGCACAGTGGGAACAATACTTTCTACTGATTAGTGATATACATTTTGATGCTAAAGGCTGTAATAGAAAACTAATCCGTAAACATTTGGAACAAGCTAGGGTGCGTAACGCACCTGTTTTTATATTCGGTGACTTGCTAGACTTAATGGGCGGTAAGTTTGACCCTCGTAGTGCCAAGCATGAGCTACGTCCTGAGTATGCTATGGACGAGGACTATCTTGGTAGTGTATGTGAGGATGCGGCTGACTTCTTAGCTCCTTATGCAGAGAATGTAAAATTTTTGAGCATGGGGAATCATTGTTTTGAGTACCGTCGTCGGCACGAAATTGACCCACTCACGATTGTAGCTACTCATCTCAAGATAAAGACAGGTACTGCTCCGACAATAGCGCCTTACACAGGCTGGATACAATTCAAAATGAAGTATGCTAATGGTGGTCGGCGTAAGACTATCAACATGAAATACCATCATGGCGTAGGCGGTAATGCACCTGTGACTAAAGGTGCTATCCAGAGTAACCGAAGTGCCGTCATGTGGCCCAATGCTGACATCATAGTTAGAGGACATATACACAATAGGTTCAGTATGTCGATGCCAGTCGAGACTATTAGTAGTCAGGGTAGG